GAGTTGCTTTAAAAATATTCCCTAAATGAAAAAATGGAAGGAGGTGTCAGAAATGGCTAGACCGTCAAAAAGCGTAAATACAATTAGTAAAAATCTCACAAAAGAAGAGCGTGCAGCACGTTTAGAAGCTGAAGAAAAATTGCGTGGAGACAATAGCAAACTAACACCTCCCGAATATCTGACAGCAACGCAACAGGAAATATATTTATTCATCATCGGACAATTGAAAGCGAGTAATATTCTAGGGAACATCGATACTTATGTATTGGAATCGTGCGTTATTGCAATTGATCGCATGCGTGAAATTGAAGCGTTAATTAACAACGATCCTAAAATGATGCTCGATAAAGATGTAATGAGAGCGCGTAAAGATTACCGAGATACGTTCTTTAGATGCTGTAACGAATTAAGTTTATCACCTCAATCACGCGCGAAAATCGGCATTATAAACGTACAGAAACAACAACAAGACGGTGACGAATTACTGAAAGTATTGCGTGGTGGTAAAGGGTGAGTATTTTACTCGAAAAGGCTATACGATACGCTGAAAACGTTACGCAAGGCAAAGAGATAACGACAAAAGAAGTTATTATCCAATGTCATCTATTCTTAAAAGAGTTAGATAGACAACACGAAGATGAATTCCCTTACTATTTCGACGAAGACGAAGTAATAAAAATCGAGGGGATATTAAGTCTATTAAACTTTGCGACAGGTTTAAACGTTATAGGCAAAACAATTGTAGAGGGAATCGAGGATTTCCAAGCGTTCTTTTTGGTGAATGTATTCGGTTGGCGTTTTAAAGACGATGTTGAAAAGTTCCGCTATCGTGATGTAACGCTATTTATTCCACGTAAGAACGCGAAAACGTTTATTTGCGCGTTAATCTTAATCATCCTTATGTTAATCGAAGCGGATTACAGTGAATTTTATTCAATCTGTCTTGATCGCGAACTAGCCGGAGAAGTTAAAAAGGCAATGACACAAATCATTCAAGCTAGTCCGGCAATTGAAAAGCATTTCAAGATATCCACAACGTTAAGTGGTCGTATTACATGCAAACTTACAAACAGTTTTTATCAAGCGCGTACAGCGGAAGCGAATAGAAACAATGCCATTCGTCCATCGGCATTTATAGCGGACGAAGTAGGAGCATTTAAAGACTACAAGAACATTAACGCCATGCAATCGGGACAATTAAACGTTAAAAATCCATTGCGTTTTAAATTGACAACGGCATACGCTGAAGATAAATCAATCATGCTCGAAGAAATCTCATATATCAAAAAGGTTTTAAACGGTTCTATTGCAGACGATAGAATGTTTGCTTTGCTTTATTACGCAGAAGAAGAGCATCTATGGGACGATATAGGGCTACAACAGGCGAATCCTTTGCGTATTGAAGCTAACTACCAGGAAATACGTGATAATCGTAAGAAAGCTCTGGAGAAGCCGTTAGAACGCGAAGAATACCTATGTAAACACATGAACCACTTCTTGCCTAGTAATAGTGGAGAAGAGTTTATTAACGTTGAAGATTTACGCAAGTGTAAAGTCGATAAAATCGATTGGACAGGGCGTGAGGTTTGGCTAGGTCTTGACTTAGCTATGACAACGGATAACTGTTCTTATGCAATGGTGAGCGAAGAAGATGGAAAAATACTAGCTGAAGCATTCGCATTTATTCCCGAGGAGCGCATGATTGAAAAGAATCGTGTCGAGAAAATTGATTATCGTGACTATATCAAGCAAGGAAAATGCTTCGCGTGTGGTGATGCAATCATCGATTACGGTTTTATCGAAGATATGATTCTAGCGATTGAAGAAAAACACGGTGTAACTATACGCTCGTTAGGGTTTGACCGTTATAACTGCATGTCTACAGCACAACGCTTAGAACGAGAGGGAAACATCGAAACAATCGAAGTTGCACAGCGTTCTTATGTACTTCATGCACCTACTAAACTATTGAAAGAGAAGATTTTGAAGAAAGAATTTGTTTATGAAACGAATGATTTACTTGAAATCAACTTCCAAAATTCAAAGGTGACAGAAGATACAAATAAAAACATGTACGTTAACAAGAAGAAGTCAAACGGCAAAATAGATATGGTTGTCGCGATTATTAACGCCATTTATATAATGCAACAAGACATTTTATTCGGCGCTGACGAAGACTTTGGCGCAATGGTTTTATAAGAGGGAGGTGAAAATATGGGATTATGGAATAATTTTTTCGGTTCGAAAGCAGAACAAGTAGAAGAAGTACGGCAAACGACAAATGAAGACGTGCTATTACAAGCCCTTGTAGGCGGTTCTAAGGTGACGAAAGAGGATGCTTTAAACATTCCTTCACTCGCTGCATGCGTTGATTTAATAAGTGATACGGTGGCAAGTTTGCCTATTAAACTTTATAAAGAAAATGGGCAATCTGTAGAAGAGGTCAAGGATAACCGAGTTGTTTTATTAAACGATGAAACGAAAGATACGCTCGACGGGTACCAATTCAAAAAGGCGTTAGTCACTGACTACTTACTAGACGGCGCGGGGTATGCGTACATTAACCGTAAACGTAACGAGGTCGCTAGTCTGCACTATGTCGAAAAGGCTCAAGTATCTGTTATGCGTGGTATTGATCCGATTTTCAAAAGCTATGACATTATGATTATGGGCAAGAAGTATCGAGACTTCGAATTTATCAAGTTGGCTCGTAAAACGGTGGACGGTGTGACGGGTAAAGGTATTATTGACGAACATAACAAGTTGTTGTCAGTCGTTTATAACACGTTGATTTATGAAGAGTTGCTCGTTAAAACAGGCGGTAATAAAAAGGGATTCTTAAAAGCCGAAAATCGTTTAAGTCCTGAAGCGATCACAGAGTTAAAAGCAGCGTGGGCGCGATTATATCAAAACAATAGCGAGAATGTTGTTGTATTGAATAACGGTCTTGAGTTTGAAGAGGCGTCTAGTACATCCGTTGAAATGCAACTAAACGAAAATAAGCGTACAAATGCCGACGAAATTTATAAAATATTTAAATTAAACGGTAATACATTAGATGAAAACTCAATAAAAAGCGCGATTATGCCGATTTTAAAGGCATTTGAAACAGCGTTAAACAAGGACTTGTTACTTCCAAGCGAGAAGGAGCAAGCCTTTTATTTTGCCTTTGATACGAAAGATTTACTCAAAGGTGACATTGAAAAACGCTTCAGAGCTTACGAAATCGGTATTAAAAACGGCTTTTTCCAAATCGATGAAGTGCGATTCGAGGAGGATTTAGCGCCATTAGGGTTAGATTTCATCAAATTAGGCTTACAAGATGTCTTGTACAATCCGAGAACTAAGGAAATTTACACGCCTAACACGGATAAAACAGGCAACATCGAGGGCGGTTCACCAGTTCCAACAGAAGAAAAAGACGCATTGGAAGGGGGTGAATAAGGAAAATGAGAATTGAAATACGCGGAGACCAAGTATTAATCGACGGTTATGTGAATGCAGTCGAACGTGAAAGTCGTGTTTTACCATCGTCTAGAGGGCGATTCGTTGAAAAAATTCGCGCTAAAACGTTTGATCGCGCTTTACGTAGTGCCGACAATGTAGATTTATTATTCAATCATGACAAGAATCGAAAACTAGGTTCGCTAAGTGATGGGAACCTGGAGCTATTCGAGGATGCTATAGGATTACGTGCAATTGCAACCGTAACAGACGAAGAAATCATTCGAAAAGCAAGGAACAACGAGTTACGCGGTTGGTCGTTCGGTTTCATCGATAACAAGCCAAATTGGGAGGATGCTGTCGATGGTATTGCACGACGAACTTTAGAAGATATTGAACTTTTAGAAGTCTCTATCTTAGATAAAACACCGGCTTACATTGCTACTAGCATTGAGGCACGGGGTGAAGATGAAACAGTAACAGAGAATCGTTCATACGAGAATAAAGCCGTTACTGTGGATGACACACCACAACAGGAAGAACGTGAAATTAAACACGACTATTCTGTTTTTGAAAAAGAAATCGAATACCTAAAATTGAAAGGTGGAAATTAAATTGAAAACAAATATTAAACGCTTTATCGAAACGCGCTCTATGCCAACATTAGTGGAGCAACGCAACAACTTATTAGACGAAATGGATGCTTTATTAAACAAAGCAAAGGCGGAAACGCGCGCCCTTGAAGAAACAGAACTTACACGCTTCGAAGATATCAAAAAGCAAGTAGCGGGACTTGATAAAACAATTGCAGCACTTGATGAAGCACGCTCATTCGAGAAAAAAGAAGAAGTAAAACCTAAAGAAGAACGTTCTGCTGAAGAAGCTGAAGAACGAGCATTCGCTAATTATATCCGTGGTGTTGTAGAACAACGTGCAGACGTTAACTTAACGTTCGGTCAAAATGGTGCAGTAGTACCGAAATCAATCGCACAAAAAATCATCCAAAAAGTATATGATATTTCACCAATTTATCAACTAGCTACACGCTACAACGTAAAAGGTGAGTTATCAATTCCATATTATGATGAAACTGCTTCTTCAATCATCGTTGGATACGCTACAGAATTTGCTGAATTAGAATCAACTAGCGGTAAATTCGCATCAATCGAATTAAAAGGATTCTTAGCGGGCGCATTATCAAAAGTATCTAAATCATTACTAAACAACTCTGACTTCGATTTATTAACATTCGTAGTAAATAAAGTTGCTGAAGCGTTCTCTAAATTCATCGAAAAAGAATTAATCGTTGGTACAACTGACAAAGTACAAGGCTTACGCGGTGTAACACAATCGAAAACAGCAGCAGCGGCTACAGCTATTACTGCTGATGAGTTAATCGACGTTCAAGAATTAGTGCCAGATGACTTCCAAGCGTCTTCAATTTGGATCATGAATAAGTCTACACGTACTGCTATCCGTAAATTAAAAGACGGACAAGGCAACCTATTACTAAACAAAGACGCTACTTCTCGTTGGGGCTATACTTTATTCGGTAAAGATGTATACGTTTCGGATTCGGTTCCGGCGATGGCGACAGGTGCAACAGCTATTTATTACGGTGATTTCAGTGGATTAGCGGTTAAATTAGCTGAAGACGTAAACATCCAAGTGTTACAAGAAAAATACGCTACACAACATGCAATCGGCGTTGTAGGCTACGTTGAATTCGATTCTAAAGTAGAAAATGCACAAAAATTAGCTAAATTAGTAATGGCTTAATTAGTCTAGGGGTTGGAGTTTTCTCCTTCCCTTTTTTCTTTTGAAATTTGGAGGTGGGGAAAGTGAAAATCAAAGCATTAGTAAGTTTTGCGGGCGTTGTAACAATGGGCGTTAATGAAGAGCGTGAAGTTGATGCAGAAATCGCGAAAGACTTAATTAAAGCGGGTTATGCAGTAGAAGTAAAGCCCGTCAAAAAGAGCGTGAAGTCTAATGAAACTAAGTGAAGTTACAGTAGCAAACGCTATCGGGCAAGCTAAAGAAGATGCAGAAGACACGGATATTTTCAGTGATTTCACCGTATTTCTAGAAGCTGCAAAAGGTTTCATTCTATCTTATACAGGTCTAACGTTAGAACAGGCAGATGCAAAGCCGGAATTGACAATAGCGTTATTCGTTTTAATTAACGAAATGCACGATAATCGTTCTTATACAGTCAAAGAGGATAAAATTAATCCGGCTGTTAAAACGATTTTAGAAATGCATAGCGTTAGTTTACTGTGAGG